TAACGGTTCTGCAGGCGTTCTACTATAGGCATCTTCATCGCAGTAGCAGGTAAACCAATAAGGCTGTGTTTAGAAGGCTCAGCCAAGCCAGCCCTGTGATTCTTAGATCTAGACTTCGTTCACGCTGTTGTGCCCGTTCCCAAATATCACGGCCAATGTCTATTAGTGATTCTTTAACTAGCACTGATCTGATTTCCTAAGGCTATGCGATACCAAATAGAATCGCCGGAACTGTCTGTGGTTCCTGTACTGACTGCTAGGCAGGGCTGTCCTGCGTTACCGTTTGAACAGTAGGCAATGTGACCTGCAGCCACAGTCTGTGCTTCTAACTGAGTGACAGTCTTTGGTGTAAGATTTATGATGTCATCTATAACTACCACACCTGTGTTTGGCTGTAGTGTAAGATTGTTGCCTGAACTAGATATCAGTGTGTTTGGCAAGTAGGTATTGACCACAAGGCTATTTGAGTCAAGTCCTGCTACACCACTGGCTGTGTTACGGCCGTTGATCACAGCCTGAAGTTCTTCTAAAGCTGATTTAATTTCTACACGAGCCTGACTTGGGTCGTCACTTGCTGAATCTAAATGTGTAGTTGTTACATTGGCTGCGTTGCCCCATCCCATTGTGTTCTCCTTATGTAATTGTTACGCCAGTTCCTGCACTGGCCTGCGTGATTTTGGGTAGTCCCACTATGTACAGATCAACATAGCCGTCTACTGGTTGTGAAAAATGATCTACTAGTCTAATCTGTAGCGGACTTAGGCCTACCACGCCGCCAATTGGTGCAATGCTGGCAGGATTCGAGTAGGCATCGGGCAGGCTATAGGCTCTGTCTGTCCATGCTGTACCAACCTTAGTGGTAATTTGGCAATTGTATACCGTGCCAAACCTTGTGTTTACCGTACGACTGGCCGATGAGCCTGACAGAGTGGTAGTGTCTAACTGTGTATAAGTTTCTGTGCTTAATGTGGTACTGTCATAGGCTGTATTAGGTGAAATTATGCAGGGCACAGGATCGTAACTGGTTGCACTAACAGTCACAGTCCAACGATAGTAACGACCATTTACATAGGTATAGGTTGTGCCAGGACTAAAATTAATAGTTGTTTCTTCTCCCGCAAATGCACCAGTTGTACTAATTTTCAACACAATGGCTGCTTCACCCAGTAGATCAAAACTTAACAATGGTGCTCTAGCTGCCACTGACCCTAGATCATCATCTAATTGCAGTATAAGATTTGAAGGCGAACTCGTCCATGTTGTCCAGTTAGTCCAAGTCTGATAGGGTGAGGTTGCTAGATCTGACCATTGGTCACCATTAGGACCCCAATAGCGTTCCCTTGCAGATTCCTGATAGCCCTGTGTTATGGTTATTGTAGTCATGTTAGAATAAAGCCGTTAATCCTGGATTACCTGCATTGTAGGCAATTCTACTTGCGGCAAGGTTGTTTACAGGGAATGTGGCTGCTCCTGTGGCTGTAATGTTAAAGGTAAAGTCCTTGTAGCCTATATAGTTAATTGTGGCTCCAAAATTTGTAAATTCGAAAAAATGAAATCTATAGGTTCTTACATTAAACGGATTGCTTACAAACCAAAAAGATCCATAATCGAATGTAATGTTATTGTCAATGTAAGTTGATGCCACACTGGTTCTTAGCGGTAAACGCCATGGACCTGGATTACTATATAGACCAGTTACACCACTTAGATAGTTATTTTGCGTAATTTTGGTACCAAAAAGGTCATAGACTACCAAGGTCTGTCCTAGTGTAGGTTTAATAATATTGTTGGCCAAATAAGGGGGACTTCCTGGGTTATTTGGATTGAATGTCCATACACCATAACTTTCACCTGGGCGTTTAAAGTGTATCATTGGCAAAGACTGACTGGTATCTTGCACAATAAATCTTATATCCCTATCGGTATTTCTTGTAGCAACTGCTCGGTCAACTAATCGTAGATCTATTTCAAGATAGGCATAATTAATGCCATCATTAACTACACGATTTCTAAAACCTGCACTGGTATGATCCGCCGTGTTATAGGTATAACTAATTCCGCTTCGTCCAATACGGCCAATATACCAACTGCTGGCCTGTGTAGTGCCTTCAAGTGTAGGCATGCCTGCAATTGTTATCCAAGTTGCTGGAGGTGGAGGCGTCAAACTGGTATCAACCACTGTAAATGTACTGTTTGCTAATTCTACTCCTGTGGCACTATCTTTGATTCTGAATGTGTAAGTTTCATCGCCTTCGGTAGTGCCATCTGCACTGGCTCCAATGCTGACGCTGGCAGTGTTGGAATTTATGGTCATTGATCCACTGGTAGCAGTGGTCCAATCTGTTGATGATAATTGATCAACACCAATAGGCGGCAATATATCAAATTTTATGACGGTTCCGTTGGCTATGCCTGTACTGTTAACTGTAAATGATTTAGTTTCGCCCTCATTCATTTTGCTAGGAATGCTTAATTGGTATGAAGGGGTAACTGGTGTTGGAGTAGGTACTTCTGTAGATCCTGGAGGTGTAGTAGGATTAATAATACCCGGAATTAACTGCCTACTTGGTGTAGGAGGATCAACACTGAAACTAAAAGTATTTGGATAAAAACTTGTACTCCAGGTTACACATTCAACATTAACAGTTAAATCCTGGTTTATTACCATATTGGTAATATAGACAGTTTGGTTGTTAATGTAGGGCACACTGGTATTCAGCGTAATTTTATCACCTACACGAAATTGCAACATTGATCTACTGGCTGTAAAAGAGTACAATACCTGAGATCTACTACGCAGTAATAACATTGCAGCAAGATCAGTGGCCTGCCTACTACTGGTTAAACTTGGAGCACTGACATTTAGTATATAGGGAACATTTTGATCTGTAACTTTAAGTGTGTTATCATTTACAGCTGGGTAGGTTACCGTGAAATTATTGTAATTGTACAACGGTTCGCTATAGGTCACATAAACTCGGTTGTATCTGTACTTAATACCAGGATAACTTACTGTAACATCACTTATAATGACGTTTTCATCTATGGTTGTTGCACCTAACGCAGGATCTTGTTCAATACTGACAAAATACTTACCATTCACTGATGTAAGGCTTATAAGGTAAGTTTCTAATATACTTTGCAAATTACTCTGTAATCCATTGCGTGGATCTAGTATTGCATTACATTCCCAGATTTTTTGGCTTGGTGAAGTATTAGTTCTTGTAGTATTACAGGCAGCATCTATTGCGGTAAATGTTGTTTCGTCTATTTGACTTAGGCTAGCACCCTTGCCATAAATTGGATCTCTTAATAAATCGGATATGACATAACCTGGACTATTTGCATAAAGTGTGCTATCACCTGTTGATTTGTAAGTTGCACAATATCGGCCAAATAGATCTACACTTAATTTAGGTACAGTTTTAAATTGCCCTGTGTTATAAAATAATACAGCCAAATAACAGATGTCTTGATAACTTTTTATAGTATTAGCATAGGTGGCTACAAGACTACTTTCTTTTTGGTTGCTGGTGCCCTCAAAAAATTCAAAAAATGAATTAGCAAAAGTACCAGTGCTGCCTTTGACTTCTGCATGAACAGGAGGCAGACCATTGCCAGCAAAACTAACAGGTACATTATCAATATAAATGGTTTTTATACCTTTGCATCTACCTATGGCCAAAGCATATACTACCAATAATTTGTTAGTATTGGTTATATCTCTAACATCATTGCTAACAAACATGGTCAATCCATCTACACGGCGTAGACCATATACAAGGGGAATACTTTGATTACCGCCTCTAACTTGTGTATCAATATCTGTGTTAGCAATCTCTAATTTTTTTAATTCATTAGGATCAATATAATCATTAAAAATTGGTTCAAGAGACATATACTGATCCCCAATAGAATCCGCCACCTGGATATGGTTCTACTTCATTTATAGATTTGTAGGCAATGTTGTCAAAATTACTGAATAAACTATTACTTTGCAAAGTAATTGTATGATTGTTTATACCACCACTGGTTTGATAATCAGTTACATACCCAGAATACATTCTAATAATATTTGTAGTGTCAGCTACATTTGTTGACGTATTTCTAAACATAATGTAGATATTAACTGTCAATTTACTGAAACTGGTGCTTAAATTAGTCTGTAATGTAGTATCTGCACTGGCAAATACTAGGCTTATACTACTACCAACTAGACTGTAACTTTCAATAAAATTTGTAATAACCTGTACTTGATTATTGGCCACAAATGTCTGACTACCCGATGTTGGTGTAGTTACAGTTACATCATTATTGCCTGTAGTGTAATATGTACTGGTAAATCCTGTGCCAGTTAATTCAACCAAATACTCATAAACTGCTGCCTGAGCATTTAGAAAATTAATCTGTGTTGCATTTAGGCCTCTTGGCATTATGATAAGACCTCTTCAAAATCTAAATCAAAATCTGCAAACATAGCAGCACCCATTTGAAAACTTATTTCTGGATTTACTACTCTTACGGTCATTGTGACATCTTTATGTGTACAGGTTCCGCTACTAACCGCAGTTCTTAATGCAGGGAAAAAATTAATGGTTACTGCTCCACTACCATTACTGGTTGCGTTACTGGTAACCATATAAACCTTGTTGTGATTACCAAATTTAATGATATCACCAGCCTTTAAAATTAATGTGCTATTACTGGTCACGCTAGCAGTGCAAGATAATGCACCAGCTGATCCTGACACATTGGTTATATTGCCTGTGTAATTACCACTGCTATCATTTAGAGGTTCAGGTAAAGCAATTGTATCTGTGTTTAGGTTGCCCCTTAGACTCATCAGATATCCTAGTAATTCTTTGCGTTTTTCTTCAGTTAATGTACTAAATCTAGCAGTAAATGTCCAATATTGACCTGCAACCTGTGTGCGATTTTCAATACCGCTAAGACTGCGATTAATTATTGTAGGAGTAATGCTGCGAAAATTCAAAGCATTAAAGGGAATTGTTGTTGGAAATGCCATTAGATCTTAACTCCTCTTTGTCTTACACCGTCACGCACAATATTAGTAATTAGGCTTCGATTACGCATTAATAATTCTTCAATACCGGTTGCGTCTACGGCATTGATTGTAAAGTTGATATTCATTCCGCCATCACCGCCTGCACTTATTACACCAAGTCTACCATCTGAGGTACGACCTAATGGCAGAATGCCTTCTGGTCCTGCTTCACCTGCTAGGCCTATGTCGTTGCCACCAAGTGGGAATGCAATTGGTTTTCGTAGCACAGCACCTTTGGCATTAGGCACAAAGTTGCCTTCTACATCTAGAACGCCGCTGCCTTGTGCCTCTTGCTCCATTCTTCTATAATCTTCTTCACCGCCCATGGCCCAATAGAATGCAAGGTCACTGTACTTGATCAATTTGTATTTGTTCAAAATGTTGTCAAACTTATTGTTCAACAAAGTACTATCTATCTGGTAAGTCTTCCAATTTTTAATATCATCAGCCATCTTACCAATCGATATTTCGTTTAGATTGTTTGGGAAAAAGCGATAACCAATACCTTGTCCAGTGATGCCTGCAACAGCGGCCATAATGTTTTCTGCATCTCGCTGAGCACCTTTGAGTCTGTTGCGTTCTCTACGACGTTTTATATAATTGCCAATAAGTGCCACTGCACCTACTGCTAGACCAATACCGCCAAGTGTGCCCAATGCACTGGTTATACCTCCGCCACTGGCTGCTGCTGCGGCCCCACCTAATTCAGCGGCTCCTACTGCTGCGGCTGTACCACCTGCTGCTGCACCTCCAGTTATGGCTGCTGCTGTACCACCAATTGCTGCTGCACCACCTACTGCTGCGGCTGCACCTCCTGTGGCTGCTGCCGTTCCTGCGGCTGCTGCTGCACCACCAACACCTAAGGCTGCTCCAACTGAACTTACAACACCTCCAACGGCACTGGCTACGCTTGAACCAAAATTACTAAACAATCCTAGAGCACTAGAGGCCCAGCTTGACAGTGTACTGAATAAACTGCCTCCACCGCTGAATATGTTGCTGATAAAACTACCAATACCACTAAAAATATTACCTATGTTGCTGGCAAAACCTTTGAATATATCTGTTATAGATCCAGTACCGCCAAATAGTCCATCAAATATACCTTTTACAGCATTCATTTCTGTACTGGTACTTTCTCTAAATCCTAACACATATCTAATAGCACTGGCAAAGAAATTCTTTATAACGTCTTGTAAGTCAACACCAAATACCAGTTTAACAATTTCTTTTGTTCTATTGAATTGTTCTTGTGTTTGACCAGTGAAATTTAAAATTTGTTTGTTAAGGTCATTGTACAATGTACCATATTCACTGGTAATACCATCTCTATATTCTTTGTTTAATTTGCGTAGTAATGTTAACTTGGTTTCTTCATCAAGTGTTGAACTAGCAGCAAATTTCTGTTGTAATTCTAATAACTTAGCATTATAGGCTTCTGTGGCACCACCTTCACTGATTCTGAAGTCTCTGGCTTCTTTAATCATTGAAGAATTGAATATTTTTTCTTCTGCTAGACGTGCTGCTCTATTGGCTGCACTCTTTTCTAACCCCTTGGTATTATATTCTTCATCTAGTTTTGCCAATCTATCCAAATAACGCTCTGTTTCAGTCATGTTAACTGTACGAGCATTTTCAATAATAGATTTATATTTCTGTTCAAAATTAGTTCTTAGAGCCAATAGTTGATTGTTTAATTCTTCATCAGTTTTATATTGTTCAATTGCTCTTTTTCTTGTGGCTTCAACAACATCGGCACTAAAGCGTTCTAAATCTGTTAGATTATTTCTCTGTGCTTCTCTTTGGAATTGAATATCTTTTGCAATATAATTTAATCTCAATGTTTCAAGATCATTATTCAATACTTCTTGATTTTTAAGAGTAGATTTAGAAAAATCAGTTCTAAGTTTTGCTTGCTCTGCTAGATATTGACCAATACTGTCAAGAGTTTTTGCTTCTGCAACTCTTAGAGATTCAGCACTTTTAATAAGAGCTTGATTAGTCTCATCTGTAACAATTTTATATCTTATGCTTTCTGTAATAGCAGCCTTATCTGCTTCTGTAAGTTTTACTTTTGCATCAGTAGCAGATTTTGATGCTATTTCTAATGCTTTAGTTGTTTCTGTACTAATTCTTTTTGCCACGCTATCTTTATCAGATAAAGCAATGGTTTTATCTAATTGGTCATTATATTTGGCAAATTCACTAGTCAAATATCCCTGACCTTTAAGCAATTTGGTGGCTTGATCAGCCATTTCACCTTTGGCAGTAGAAACTAGTCTAGTGTTTCCATTCAATACTGCCATTCTATCACTTAGGCTAAGTGTTTGATAAATTTCATCTTCAGTGAGTTTTTTTGCTTCTTCTTGTTGTTGTGCTGTTTTGTATCTATTTTGTAATCTTATAATTTCCTGTGCATTAGCCTGTTTTTCTGCTTCTGTTAATTCTTCTGTGGCTTTTTTAGTTTCCATTGCTTTCAGTGCTACCATACCAAGAACGGTAGCAATTGCAGCAAATGGAATACGATTTAATGTTAATGCTAACAAATTACCAGAAGCCGCAGCGGCTGCTAATGCAGTACCTATAGCATAAATCTTTTGAACAGCCATCACTGTAAAGAAAATACCAGCAGCAGTAATAATATCTTGGATATTATTATATAAAAATTTAAATGCGTCACCGGCAAATCTAACTGCACCTGCTAGACCTTCACCAATTTGTTTTATTGCATATGGATTATCTTTAATGAAGGCATTAAGGCTGTTGGCTACATCTGTTAAAGCCTTATTCAATCCTGCTTGACCTAATGCATCAGAAAGATTACTGACTGAATCTTTTAATTGACTATATGCTCTAGCCAAAGAACCAGCCTGTTTATCTGCTGCACCTTCTAATTTCTTGAAACCTTCTTCTAAGGCTTTTAAAATTAATTGAGTACCTTCTGCCGTCTGGCCTAATTTACTGATTTCTAATCTGTTTATACCTAATGTATCTGATAACATTTTATAAACAGGTATACCTCTGTCTGCTAACCTGTTTAATTCTTCAAGGCCTAGGCCACCACCGACTGTGCGAGCATATAGATCTGTAATTGCCTGAAGTGTTCCTACTTGGTCAGCAGTAACACTGGCAATATCATTAAACATTTTTAATTGTTTTGTAGATGGAGGTATACCTGCTGCTGCCAATTTAATGTAGGCCTCAGTTAGATCCTTAACTCCGAATACAGTATCAACAGCCAAAACTTTTAATTCTTCAAAGACCACATTACCTTTGGTTACACTACCAGTGACTGCACCTAGTGTGGCCCTAAATGTTTCAAATTGTGCCGCAGTTTGCACAATTTCTTTTACGGCAAATGATCCTGCTATAGCAGTACCAAGAGCAATGAAACTTTTAGCCAAGCCGGCAACATCCCTCTCAATAGAGTCAATCTTTGTGCTTAATCCGTTTAGGCTTGTGTTAATAGATGAAAACCCACTACGGGTTTCATCTATTAGCCGGACGGTAATGCTGGTGTCTGCCATTCATCGCTCCCTTTTGTCTCTTTTCTTCCATACGGTAAAAAACAGCCCACATACGGAATTCCAGCGTTGACATTTCCATAATTTCAGATACGGTCTTGTTTAGTTCTTTGGCTAGGAAAAACATAAACCATAGATCCGTATCTTGCCTTAGTTTTTTTCTATTTCGCCTGTATCAGGTAAATCACTGCCGTTAAGGATACGACTTAGTTTTAGAACAACTGCTGGATCGGCTTCATTCATTAGAGCAGCACGATCTGCCTGTTGGAAAAGAGGTTTACCATCTTTATCTAAAGACTTGTCTAAAACTGTCTGTACTAACGCCTCAACGCTCTTACCTGCACTGGCTAATTCAACAATCTTGGCTTCTTGTTTAAGATTGGAAATTTCTCTGTAGTACACAGTCATTTCCCATTCTTCTACATAATGGCTTTTTAATTCACCTGCCAGCTTGTTTTGAAAGTGTTTCTGTGCTCGCTGAATTGCTGATAATTTGTCTGTTTTTTCTGTCATTTATTTTCCCCTTTGTTAAATTTTTTGACCGCAGCAGAAATGCCTTGTTTGACAAAACCGTTGCGTGCCTGCTTTGAATAACCTTCTTCAAGACGACCAATATAGGGAACTCTGTTCTCTACTTGATTTTGTCTATCCTGCCATCCACGTCTAGCACGCCCGGTTTTGATTGGCGTTCTCACTGCAATTTCCTCTTTGACGATGCCACTTAATTTTGACACATTGGTCTTAATATCTTCTTCAAGGCCCCTGACAGCCTTAAAGAAATGGTCAGCGTCAATGAGGATACGCATTAGAAATTCCAGTTTGTTAGGGTTGGTGAACCATAGCCCTGGAAACTTACTGATGCTGTCATTAGACCATCATAGGTATTTGTAACACTGAAAGATGTCACAAT